TTTAGTACAGATAATAATGTACACTACACTAACGCACTCTTCAAAGAGTACAACGTATCAGAGCCAGGGCTAGCTATCTATACAACAGCTAGCGATGACATCACAGAGAACGGTAAGACTTATATATCAATACGTAAGCAGTACCTACTACTAGAAGATCCTACTGAGTATGAGATAGCTAGTAAGTACTTTGATGGCTGGACTCACTGGAAGAAAGTAAAAGAATCTTCTAAGTTAAAAGGCGATGTTGAAGAGTGGCGTGAAGAGTTAGAAGTTAAGCTTCGCTCTAAAGGTGTTAAGGGTGTATACCACAAAGCACTTGACGGTGATTACCAAGCTAACAAGTGGTTAGCGGAAAGAGGTTTCGCTGGCAAGAAGACAGCCAGACGTGGCGCTCCTAGTAAAGCAGAAGTTACTGGTGAAGCTCGTAAGGCAGCCAAGGTGTTCGGCATCGTAGATGCGCACCATGAACGAATGAAAAATAAGCAGAGATAGACCATGTCCAAAGCTAAGACAATCGAAGAACAGAAACAGATTACGGAAGGTATGCGTAAGTTAGCGGAGTCAGATCTACTGTACTTTGCAGAGCTAGTAAATCCTTTACGTATGTATGGAGATATCCATAGAGAAGTATTCGGATGGCTTAGTTCAGAAGACCCTGATTATAACCAGTTGCTATTACTAGCACGTGGTCATCAGAAGTCTCACTGCATGGCAGTATGGTGTGCTTGGTGGTTAACTAAGTATCCCGAATCCACTATCCTTTATATATCAGCAACAGCAGATCTAGCTGAACAACAGCTAGTAGCTATAAAGAATATCATAGACTCAGATGTCTATAGAACATTCTGGCCTGATATGATTGACCCTGAAGAGGGTAGAAGAGAGAAGTGGTCAGCTACTAAGATATGTGTAGATCATCCTCAGCGTAAGCTAGAGGGTGTCCGAGATCCATCTATAAGGATCGCAGGACTAACAACTAACACTTGTGGTCTACACGCAGATGTAATTGTAGGGGACGATGTAGTCGTACCAGATAATGCATACACCAGCGACGGTCGTCGTAAGGTAGCTTCCGCAATGTCACAGATGTCCTCCATCAAGAATGCTGGTGGATTGATTAAGTGTTGCGGTACAACGTATCATCCTAAAGATATATACTCAGTCTGGAAAGAACAGAAGATGTATATAGTCGATGAAGAGACAGGGGAGATACAGGGTGAACGAGAGCTATGGCAAGTACTGGAGCGTCCTGTTGAAAAGGATGGTTCATTCATATGGCCAAGAGAGTATCGTGCAGACGGTAAAGCTTTCGGATTTAGTCACACCATACTAGCTAAGATTAAAGCAGAGTACCTGGATAGAGTTCAGTTCTTTGCACAGTACTATCTAGATCCAAATGATCCAGACTCTGAAAGAATCAACAGGGATTCGTTTCAATACTACAACCCTAAGTTTATACAGAAGGTTGGTAGTAAGTGGGCGTACAATGGAAAGCCGCTCAATGTTTATGCACATATAGATTTTGCATTCTCACTTCGTGACGCTGCGGATTATACCGCTATCGTTGTTATCGGTATAGATGCTGATGGGATGATATACGTCCTAGATATTGATAGGTTCAAAACTGACAAGATCAGTGAGTACTTTGATCATACCTTGCAAATGCATAGTCGCTGGGAATTCCGTAAGCTAAGAGCTGAAGTAACAGTTGCTCAAGCTATTATCGTGCGTGATCTCAAGGACCGATTTACCAAGGAAGGTCTCTCATTATCAATAGATGAGTACCGCCCTAACAGATACATGGGTGCCAAAGAAGAACGTATAGCAGCTGCTCTCGAACCTCGATATGAGAACAAAGCTATCTGGCACTACAAGGGTGGGTACATACCTATGCTTGAAGAAGAACTTGTACTGGCTAGACCAGCACATGACGATTTAAAAGATGCACTTGCAGCTGCTGTGGAAATAGCAGTCCCTCCTAAAGCTAGGAAGGAAAGCAGGACTAGAAAGAATAATATAATCTCACACCCCCGATTCGGTGGTGGTAGTGTATAGGAATATAATATGACAGGTACAGTATACCAACCAGAATCACCAGTATCTCCTGAGACAAAGGCTGAGTTAATCTCTCACCTATGGAACTCATGGAACACACAACGTGATGGCTGGAAACAAGAGAAGCGTGAACAACGTAACTTTGTATTCGCAACAGATACATCACAAACATCGGTGGGTGGATTACCATGGAAGAATAGTACAACGCTTCCTAAGTTAACACAGATAAGAGATAACCTACATGCTAACTATCTTAGCGCATTGTTCCCTAACGACAACTGGTTGAAGTGGGAAGCGTATAGTGCAGATGGTGCAGTAGCTGAGAAGCGTGAAGCTATCACAGCATACATGTCTAACAAGACACGTGAAGGTAATCTACAAGGAGTTGCATCGCAGCTTCTATATGACTACATCGACTATGGCAATGCATTTGCTACAGTTGATTTCGTACGTGAAGTTAAGGAAGATAGAGAGACTGGAGAAGAGATTCCTCAGTACATTGGACCACGCGCTAAGCGTATCCATCCTTTCGATATTGTCTTTAACCCACTGGCTGACAGCTTCGAAAAGTCTCCTAAGATCGTTCGCAAACTTATGAACTTAGGTGAACTTAAAAGAGATGCTAAAGATCAGCCTGGCAACGCAGCGCTTCAATCAGCTGTAGCCAAGATGGAGGAACTCCGTCGCTCTGCTGCTTCTACTAAGAAAGAAGATGCGGATAAGTGGAACGATATTTCAATGGATGGCTTTGGGTCATACGATGAATATCTACGCTCAGGTTATGTAGAGATACTAACCTTCGAAGGAGATTTGTTTAACACTGATACGATGGAACTAGAATCTAATCGTAACATAGTTATTGCAGATCGTATGGTCGTTATCGAAGATGATATAATGCCAGAGTGGTTAGGTTCTACTATCGTACACGTTGGGTGGAGAAGCCGTCCCGACAATCTATGGGCTATGGGTCCACTAGATAACTTAGTAGGTATGCAGTATCGCATAGACCACCTAGAGAATATCAAGGCAGATGTATTCGATCTTATCGCTTACCCTCCTTTGAAGATCACTGGTGAAGTAGAAGACTTCTCATGGGGTCCTGGTGAAGAGATACATGTGGATGAGAATGGCAATGTAGAAATGCTAGCGCCATCAACTGCAGCTCTTAACGCTGACACTCAGATAGCTCTACTAGAACAAAGAATGGAAGAGTACGCAGGTGCACCTAAGCAAGCTATGGGTATACGTACTCCTGGCGAGAAGACTGCTTTCGAAGTACAACAACTTCAGAATGCAGCAGGTCGTATCTTCCAGAATAAGATTAATAGTTTTGAAATTAATCTTATGGAGCCATTGTTAAATAGTATGCTAGAAGTATCAAGACGTAATATGGATCTGGTTGATACCGTCCGTGTTATGGATGATGACCTAGGTGTTATTCAGTTTATGAATATCTCTAAGGAAGACATCACTGCTACTGGTAAGCTACGTCCAATCGGCTCACGTCACTTCGCTGCACAAGCGCAGTTGATACAGAATCTAACTCAGTTGTTTAATAGTTCAGTAGGTCAGCTAGTCTTACCTAACGTATCTACTAAAGAGCTGACTAAGTTAATCGAAGATTCTCTACAGCTACAACGCTTCGACTTGTTCTCTGACAACGCTCAGTTGTTCGAACAAGCAGAACGTCAGAGCTTAGCTTCACAGCTACAAGAGCAATCTATGGTTGAGCAAAGTCAACCGGCGGTAGTCTAATATGGACAAGAGCTGGACATCACACCTTGCTAAAGAACCTGTTCAGAAGGAGGAGCTAGTTGCACAAATCAAAGCAGCAGCTCCTGTACTAGACAGGCTAATAACGATCTTGACAAAAGATCTAGAACGGTCCGCACGAGAGCAAAAGAAAATTGACCTTTATGATTGCCCTAACTGGCAGTTAACGCAAGCTGATTGCAATGCTACTCAGCGGACTTTAGAAACTATAATCAAACTCATAAAAGTTTACTAGGAGTAGACAATGACTGACCAGTCAGATATCCTAACCGGTGGCGAAGTTGCACCACAACCAACCACACCAGCAGCTGCACAAGCACCTGCACCTACTGTAGATCCTCTAACGGCGAAGCTTGCTTCTATCCGTAATGATGAAGGCCTACAGAAATATGCATCCGTAGATGATGCTCTTACCGGAGCTATTCATGCACAAGAATTTATTCAAACTCTTAAACAAGAGAAGCAACAGCTTCTTAATGAGCGTGAAGAAGATCGTGCATCATACGAGAATGCACTGTCACAAATTGCCTCTGCACAACAGGCTGATGCTACCGCACCAGTGACTGAGAGTGGAGAAGACTTTTACTCAAAGATGGAATCTTACGAGAAAGCGAAAGCTTATCAGAGTAATAGAAAATCTGTTGTCGATACCCTTGTCAACTACTGTAATGGCGATCAAGTTAAAGCTGCTGAGCTAGTAGCCAGCAAACTAACTGAGATTGGTATGGGCCGTGATGAATTGCAAATGCTTTCAGAACGTTCACCTGCCGCTGTCTCTAAGCTATTCGGTCTTGACGGAACGGGCACTACATCTTCTAAGTTTGAAGGTACTATCAATACAGATGCAATGGGGACTCATGTTAAACAGGAAGTTTCAAGACCTAAAGCAATGCCAATCGGAGCATCAAGCTCACATTTAGTTGACGCATGGCGTGACGCCGGTGCTGCTCTAAACACTTAATCAATTAAAGGACAAACAATATGTCGTCTCAAAATACTACAAACAGTACTGCGTTTATTGAAGCGCAACAGTACTCACAGTTCATTCTACGTAACATGGAATTCGGCAACCTGCCTACTACTATGTATCGTAACGTATCTGACTTCGGTATGGGTACAACTCTAAACATTAAAACTATCGGTGCTGCACAGATCCAAGAAGTATCTGAAGAGCAAGCGTTAACTTATAACGCTATTGATACTGGTACAGTTACTCTACAGATCACTGATTACGTTGGTGATGCATGGTCAGTAACAGATGTACTACGTCAAGATGGTAACCAGATCGAAGCTCTAATGGCTGCACGTGCTCAAGAAGCAACTAAAGCAATCAACGATTACTTCGAAACTCGTTTCCTAGCTACAGCGAATGCTGCGCAAACTGCTGCTGATCAAAACTTGATCAATGGTTTTGCTCACCGTCTAGCTGCATCTGGTACTAACGACACTGTGGTAGAGAACGATCTTATCGATCTAGCTCTAGCATTCGACGAAGCTGAAGTACCTGTTCAAGGTCGTATCGGTATCGTATCTCCATCAGTTCGTGCTACTTTCCAGAAGCTAGTAACGATCACTGGTCAAGTAGATATGAACCCAACTAACCAAGCTCTTATGGAGAATGGTTTCGATATGAATCACCAGTTCGTACTTAGCATACATGGTTGGAACCTTTGGGTATCTAACAAGCTTGCTGACATCGCTTCTGAAACTATCGATGGTAACACTGTTACAGATGGTAAAGCGAACGTATTCATGTGTATCGCTGATGACCAAACTAAACCAGTAATGGTTGCTTGGAGACAGATGCCTAAGGTTGAAGGCGAGCGTAACAAAGATTTACAACGTGATGAGTTCTTAACTACTGCACGTTTCGGTATGGGCGCACAGCGCGTAGATACTTTAGGTATCATCGTAGCTTCTGCATCTGCAACAGCTTAATAGGAGAATAAATTATGTCATTCGAATCTAACACAGGTTTAGGCGTACCAATGTTTTATGGTACACGTACTGCTCTTGAAGGTCTTGCTGGTCACATTAAGACTGAAGGCGCAAAGAAAGAATTGGTAATTGAATTTGCTGGTACTAACATCAACGATGGTGTTATGGACTCAGTAGAAACTTTACCTGCTAACTGTATTGTTACTGCTGCTTATGTAGACGTTAACACTGTAGTAGCATTAGGCGGAACTACTCCAACTATCTTAGTTGGTACTAATGGTTCTGAAGTAACTAACGGTCTTGTTATCTCTGAAGCGCAAGCTGAAGCTGCTAACGTATACGATGTAACTGCTACTTTAACAGGTACATGGGCTGCTGGTCTTACTGCTGATACTTCTGTATCTGTAGCACTAGGTGGTACTACACCGACTATCACAAACGATGGTCGTATCAAAGTTGTTATTGAATACGTAACTGTATCTAAATAACATTAGATAGGGGCTTCGTGCCCCTTTTCTTTTATTGGAGAATTGTAAATGGCTAAGCTAACATTACTTGCAATGGTCCAGGATATACTTGTATCTACTAACAGCGATCCTGTTAATAGTATCAACGATACACCTGAGGCACTACAAGTTGCACAGATCATTAGTACAACTTATAACAACCTTATCTCGAACCGTAACTGGCCACAAGAGAAGCGTACGTTTGCATTGGATAATGTATCTGATACTGCTAAACCTAACTACTTACAGTTACCAGTAGACGTTAAAGAATTGGTATCTTTATTCTATGATCAGAGGCGTGGTGCCACTGACCGTAAGCAATTAGAGGTTACCAACTATCTAAGTCCAGAAGAGTTCCTACACAGAGCTAACTCTCTCAATGAAGAGAAAGCTAATGTGACTCTCGTTACTGACTTCGGCGGTGCTACGTATCCTATACGTAACGACATACCACCTAAGTATTGGACATCATTTGATGATGAGTATATCGCATTCGAATCTTATGATTCAAGTGTAGAGACTACAGTCCAGAATAGTAACAGCCAAGCAACAGGGTACCTTGAGAAGGGATTTACCTTTTCAGATTCTTTTGTACCAGAGCTTCCTACAGAGGCGTTCGCGTCACTGTTGGCCGAAGCTAAAGCAGAAGCCTTTTTAATACTACGTCAAGAGATGAATCCACGTGTTGAACGTGAAGCTCAAAGACAACGTACATGGCTTGCACGCAAAGCATGGACAGCCGCAGGTGGGGTTAAGTATCCTAACTACGGTCGCAAGAAACAAATACCAACTGCTAGACAGAATCCTCTGTTTGACAAATCATAATATCGGAGCATGACCAATGCCAAAAGTTAAAGATGAAGTAAGAGAACTAAGCACCCGCAAAGCGGATACCTATGGACACCATGAGATCTACATGACAGGTGGTGGCCAGATACCTAAAGAACTACAAGGTATCTTTACTGGTAAACAATTAGCTGACAATAAACTAGCAGCGTACCACGCTAAGCAAGGTATTGTTGATGAAGCTAAGAAGCTTAAAGAAGAGATTAAGTCTATCACTCCATTAGATCATACGTACGACGAGGTATAATATGGGACGTCAGGATGTAAATTCAGAATTCAACACCTTTGTTGGGGGCATCCTGACCGAGGCAAACCCTATTAATTATCCTAAGGGATATACTCTAGATGAAGAGAACTTCATACTAGAACGTAATGGAACTAGGCGTAGACGGTATGGACTACGTCCTCAGCCAGGTGGGGATACACCAGGTACAGCGGCTTCACCAGCTCCAGGCGGTACTCTCGTATTAGATGACTATCAAGGTACGGGTGACTCTTACGTCATTATGTGGGACTCTGGTAACATAGAAGTCTTTAAGGTAGAGAAAGTTTACGAAGTAGTTAACGGCTATGGTAGTAATAATCCGACTCAGAACTTAGAGAGTGTGGCTACTGCAACTGTGTTTGGTATCACAGATATTGTTGAATACAAGGGTGATTTGATAATCATCACAGCTTGGGGCAATCACCCTACTTATATCACAGCAGGTCTATACTCATCTGGTATCAATGTACCTTCTTATCAGATACGTGATATAGATTTAGTTTCTAAGAAAGGTACTACACCTATAATGACTAGAGACTATGCAGGGTACTCTGATAAAGAAGTCTTTGATTTTAACCCCACTACTCTAACTATAACTCATCACTACAACCTACTTAACAATGGCTGGTCTACGACTAATATTAACCAATACTTCACAGACACTGGTACGTACCCTAGCCTAGCTCAGGATATGAATACAGGTCTTGATGCTGCAACAGGTGCTTTCACATCTACATGGGTTGACCTAGGTAACAGTGGGGCTAATGCTTATCGAGGTGGTAAGTTCTTAGTAACACCTGTGGGTGCGCAACTTGATCGTGGTCAAGTGATGCTTGATGAAGGTTACACAGAAGCTGCTATTACAGCTGCTACATTACCTACACTGACTGGATCTACCTTTGCGGGGTACACTAGGATGTCAGCAGTAATTTGGAACGGTCGTCTATGTACACTTGCTTACAGTACTGGTGATTACGAAGAGCCTATTAAACCTTTCCTATACATCTCCCAGGTATTAGAAGATGTTGAGAGTCCTGGTAAGATGTACAGGATCAATAACCCAGTTGCACGTGATAACAGTGGACCACTGGATACAGATGGACTCTACTTAGAACTATCTGATATAGGTGTACCTATTAAGCTTATGAAGAGTACTAACGGGTTGGCTATCCTAAGTACCCAGGGGCTTAGAGAAGTATATGCAGCTCAAGGTAACTTCACACCAGGCAGTGTAGCTATTAGACCTATAAGTGATTATAAAACATATGCTTCTACGTTTGCTTCACCAGTTGGAAGTCACTTATCTACAGTGACACCTGAGGGAGATATCTATTATCTATCACGGGAGGGTGTGATAAAGTGTGAGTACGACTCTAGGTATAATAGTTATAAGGTTGATAACATTACTAAGAAGTCAATAGATAACTTGTACAGGACTGAACTGACACCGGTTAATATTGCTAACGCTATGTTGTACTACTCAATTAGTAGTAAGACAATACGTGTTCTCTATAATAGTAACACGTCTCAAATAGTAACTACTATCTTTGGACCTATGTATGATAGAGAGTTAGTTCTAGATCTACCACTAGGTGCTTGGTACCGTAATGTGTATGGAGAGATTGCTTCCCTAGGAGATGGTCATATGACCAACTACTATGGTATAACAAATCTCTTTGAAGTACCTCAACTCCGTGAAGATGATGTCGACTATCCATTCCCATATTCTAATACGTACGTAGTTAATACAGTTTCATATGACCCAGATTTAGTTATGTCTGGTGCTGTTACTGTTACAACTGGTCTGGCTTTCATGCATCATACACCAGGTACTTTTACTGACACTGCTTTTCAAAACCTAGAGTTAGGTACGATAGATAATGGTGCGTTCTTACAGACTGGGTACATTAATATGGGTGATAGTCAACGGCAGAAGCAGGCTGACTATATCATACCATCTTTCATACGTACTGAGACTGGGTTCACTGATGATGGTAGTGGTAACTTAACTGCTACTAATGAGAGTAGTTGTTTAATATCAGCTTACTGGGATTATGCAGATCATGATAACAGTGTTAAGATCGGTACTCAGTTTGAAGCTTATAGGTTAACAAGACCTTATATACCTTCAGGAGCTGCTGATGCATTTGACTATGGTCAATCAGTTATCACTACTAAGAATAGGATCTCTGGTCGTGGACGTGCATTGTCATTACGATTTGAATCTAGTGCAGGTAAAGATTGTCAGCTACTAGGCTGGGGTCTTGGAATGGAAATAAACCAGAGGGTATAGGT